GGCTGTTTCTGGGTTGTCGGCACAATGGATGATCCGGGGCCGCTTTACATTGCAGAGGGCTTCGCCACTGCCGCCACCATCCACCAGGTCGCCGGCAGGCCCTGCGCTGTCGCGTATTCCGCAAGCAACCTCGTTCCCGTCACGGGAACCTTGCGCGAGAGACACGGCGCGCTGCAAGAGCTTGTGATCGTGGCCGACAATGATGCCAGCGGGGTCGGCCTGCGATACGCCGATCAGGCTTCGGCCAAGCACGGCGCGCGGGTTATCTCACCGCCAGTGCAGGGTGACGCGAACGATTACGCGCAAGGTGGGGGGGATCTCGCCGGGTTGCTATCCCCGCCGCAGTCCGATTGGCTTATCCCAGCGGATGACTTCGCGCAAAGCCCTGCGCCAATCTCATGGCTGGTCAAGCATTGGCTGCAAGATCGCGCCCTCATCATGGTTCACGGCCCTAGCGGCGGCGGCAAGACATTCGTCGTCCTCGACTGGTGCCTCTCTATGGCCGCGAGCCTGCCCGAATGGAACGGCCACAAGGTAAAGCCGGGCGCGGTCGTCTACTTGGCTGGTGAGGGCCACCACGGCCTGCGGGGGCGCGTTGCAGCGTGGAAGGTGGCGCGAGGTGCCACACGCCTTACCATGTGGCTCTCACGGGCTGGCTGCGACCTTAACACGGCAGAAGGCTATCGCCGGGTGGTTGAAAGCGTCCGCGCGCTTGGCGAGCTTCCCCGCCTGATTGTGGTAGACACCCTGCACCGCTTTCTCCTTGGCGATGAGAACAGCGCACAGGATGCCAAGTCCATGCTCGACGCCTGTAACGCGCTCATGGCCGAGTTCGATTGCTCGGTGCTGCTGGTACACCATACTGGTGTATCGGAGGAAGCGCAGCACCGTGCGCGCGGCTCCTCGGCATGGCGCGGTGCGCTCGACATCGAGGTGTCTATCATTCCCGCCAAGGCAGACGCGCCCATGCAGATCGTGCAGCGCAAGAGCAAGGATGCGGAGCTTGCGCCGACCGTCTACGCCACATTGGAAAGCGTGACGATCCCCGGCTGGATCGATGAGGATGGCGAGGCGGTGACAAGCGCGGTCGTGCAGTTCGTGGAAGCGCCTGTGGAGGCCCCGAAGGATTCCAAGTTGGGTGGCTACCGCAAGACTTGGGAACGCGCCTGGTGGCAGTATGGATGCGAAGTCCGCATGGACCCGGAGCGCCCATATTTGTCTGCCTCGGCTTTGCGCGACAATCTGGAAAACAACCGCATTAGCGCCGCCAAGGTTCGCAATATGCTTGATCCGTCACTGCCGGAAAACATGATCGGGATGCTCCTCAATGCTGGCATTATCTCCCCTTATGAACACGGATGGGTGATGTCCGATGATGTCCATGCCAGCGCAATGATGCAGGCAAAAATGGCTGATCGATAAATGCCTAAAACTACCCTTTACATACCGCGTGACATATAATAGAGGTGACAGGGGAATGTTAGGGCGGGCTGCAAATGGTGGAAACTGCCCTACCCTACCCTTCAGTCCTATGCCCCCTGTTATGTGAAACAGGGGCAAGGAGAAGGGCTAGGGACTGGCAGTCCAGCACGGTCGAAGCGAGAGGGTGGTTTGATGAACTTTAAAAACGTCCTGATTGATGCTTTGGGGACCATTCAAAATGGCACTACGTTTCGCCGCAGCGATGTGTGCCAGCACCTGATGGGAATCGGTTACTCAGAGCGAACCGCGTCGAATGCCATGACGCCATCGCGCAAGGGCAGCTTGGTCAACAAGCTTCTCATTGATGGTGCCATTGAGCAGCATGGGCCGCGCGGCTATCGGATTGTCGATAACAGCAAGATCGAAGCACCAGCACGAAAGAACGCAAACCGCATGATATGCTATGAAGGCAAACCGCGAGATGGGTGGCCTGATCTGGCTTGGGTGAGTTGTGGCGATTACGAATGCGACTTCAAGATGTGCGGCGAACGCTATGCTGATGGGTGCTGGAATCTGAAAGTTTACGCTATCGGCTCAATGCCGAGAAAAGCGAACTATTGGCTGCAATGGCGCAATGGCTCGCTTTTTGGCCAAGATTCTGCAACCATGAAGGCGCACATGCCAAAGCTTTACCAAGGCGTGATGGAAGAAATGCTAGAAATTGAAGGGGCATAGCCATGCGGGGAGAGGCGGGAAGGATATTTGTGATGAACGCAGCTAACGACAATTGGCCCCACGACACGCGCGGCGATAGCGACGGGGACGATGGCGCATGACTGATCCGTTCCACATCACCGGCCCAGCGCTGATCTCATTCAGCGGCGGGCGCACTAGCGCCTACATGCTGTGGCGTATCTTGCAGGCACATGGCGGCACGCTGCCAGACGATGTGCATGTGACCTTTGCCAACACTGGCAAGGAACGCGAGGAGACGCTGCGGTTCGTTCACGATTGCGCAACCCATTGGGGAGTGCGAGTTCGCTGGCTGGAATGGCGCTCGCGTAATGGAGACATTGCAGATCGGTTCGAAGAAGTCGGGTTCAACAGCGCATCGCGCGATGGAAAACCTTTTGCGGATTTGATTGTATCAAAGTCTTATCTGCCCAATCCCGTGACGCGATTCTGCACGATAGAACTTAAAATCCGCGTGATGAAATGGTTCATGCAGACACAAGGTTATAAACGCTGGAGCAATGTCATTGGCCTGCGTGCCGATGAAATGCACCGCGTAACGCGAGCCAGAAAACCGCAAAAAGAGCCTTGGTCAAACGTTCTTCCATTAGCCGATGCCGGGATCACAAACCGCATGGTCCGCGCGTTCTGGCGCGAGCAGCCGTTTGACCTGCAATTGCTCCCTTTCGAGGGCAACTGTGATGCCTGCTTCCTCAAGGCTCGCCCGAAGCTCTGGGAAGTGGAGCGCACCGCACCAGGCACGCTGCAATGGTGGGCAGACATAGAAGCTCAAACGAGCAATACGTTTCGCAAAGAATATGGATATGACGAACTCATTCGCGCCGTCAACTCATCGCCCGATCTGTTCGCTGGCGGGCTGTTTGATGATGATCCCGAGATGGATGCCGAGTGCGGCACTTGGTGCGCAGGTGAGGCAGCATGACACCTTGCCCGCGCTCTCGCAAAGTGGTAGGTTGACGATATGGCGGAAACTAGCGCTCCGAAAAAACAAAGCGGTAAAAGATCGGCAACGCACCCCAACTTGCTTGTTGGCGGTCCGGGCCGACCTAAAGGCGTGCCCAACAAGGTGACGGCCAAGCTCAAGGATATGATCCTCAACGCGCTGGATAAGGCGGGCGGCGAGGATTACCTTTGCGAGCAAGCGCGGGAAAGTCCGTCTGCGTTCCTGGCCCTGATCGGCAAGGTGCTTCCCACTACGCTGCAAGGCACTGGCGAGGATGGCGAGATTGCCGTCAAGCTGATTACCCGTCGCGTTGTCGATGCCCCCGAAGGGTGAGCTAGTCATCGACACGCCCCGCTGGGCTGTCCCCTTGCTTCAGCCCTCGCGCTACAAGGGCGTGCACGGTGGGCGCGGTTCGGGCAAGTCTCATGCGTTTGCCGAGATGCTTATTGAGCGGTGCATCATGGAGCGCACATCCGCCGTCTGCATCCGCGAAGTGCAGAAGTCCCTCGCGCAATCGGTCAAGAAGCTTCTAGAGCTTAAGATTGAGGCGATGGGCGTTGGCAAGTTGTTCGAGGTTCAGCAGACCGTCATCAAGGCCCCGCATGGCGGCTTGATTATCTTCCAAGGTATGCAGAACCACACGGCAGACAGCATCAAGTCGCTGGAAGGTTATGACATCGCATGGGTCGAGGAAGCGCAGAGCCTTTCCCAGCGCTCGCTTGACCTGCTTCGCCCGACGATCCGTAAGCCGGGTTCGGAGCTTTGGTTTACGTGGAACCCATCGCAGGCAACCGATCCGGTGGACGTGCTGCTACGCGGCGAGAACCCGCCACCAGATGCTTTGGTTGTGCAGGCGAACTACCGCGACAACCCGTGGCTTCCCGACGTTCTGCGCAGCGAGCTTGAATACGACCGCAGCCGCGACCCGGACAAGTTCGCGCATATCTGGCTTGGCGAGTATCAGCGCAACAGCGAGGCCCGCGTGTTCCGTAACTGGCGCGTCGAGGAGTTTACCGCGCCGGATGGTGCCACCTTCCGCATGGGCGCGGACTTTGGCTTCAGCATCGATCCCAGCGTCCTACTGCGGTGCTACATTGACGGGCGCAACCTCTACATCGATCACGAGGCTTGGCAGATTGGCTGCGAGATTGACCGCTTGCCCGATCTTTTCATGACGGTGCCAGGTGCGGAAAGCTGGCCCATGGTGGCAGACAGCAGCCGACCCGAGACGATTAGCTATCTGCGCAATCATGGCTTCCCTCGCATCCTGCCAGCCGTCAAAGGCGCGCGTTCGGTTGAGGAAGGCGTGGAGTTCCTCAAAAGCTTTGACATCATCGTGCATCCGCGCTGCCAGCACGTGATTGACGAATTGACGCTGTACAGCTTCGAGATCGACCCGCTGACCGGCATGGTGCTGCCCAAGTTGGCAGACAAGAACAATCACTGCATCGACGCACTGCGCTATGCGTGCGAGGGTGTGCGGCGCGCGTCTGCGGTTAGGGCCGTTCCCGATGCTACACCCATGCCAATCGTCACCAAGTGGGGCAGGCGTTGACGGTGGGCGCGCTATGGGTTAAGGTAGTCCGCCCGCTGCCGTATTGGCGCAAGGCTCAGAGGTTTTAATGGCGCGCAAAACCAAAGCCGAAGTCGAAGCAAGTGTGCTGGCACAGGCCCGCGCCGAGTTTGACGCAACCCAGATGGCGAACCGCGAGGAGCGCCGCCAGTGCGTTGCCGACCGGCGTTTCTACTCCATCGTCGGCGCGCAGTGGGAAGGCGATCTAGCCGAGCAGTTCGAGAACCGTCCCAAGCTTGAGAACAACAAGGTCCACCAGGCGGTGATGCGGGTTATCAATGAGTACCGCAACAACCGCATTAGCGTTGACTTCGTAGCGCGTGACGGCAGCGATAACGCTCTGGCCGATGTGTGCGACGGGCTTTACCGGGCAGACGAACAGGATAGCGCAGCCGAAGAGGCCTACGATAACGCATTTGAGGAAGCGGCTGGTGGTGGCTTTGGCGCGTTCCGTCTGCGGGCTGATTACGAGGATGAGTACGACGACGAAAACGAGCGGCAGCGCATCCGCATTGAGCCGATTTACGATGCTGACACCAGCGTTTACTTCGACGTAAATGCCAAGCGCGCTGACAAGGCGGATGCCAAGCACTGCTTCGTCGTCTACTTCATGGCGCGCGATGCGTACAAGGCTGAATGGGGCGATGATCCGGCATCATGGCCCAAGGACATCAATACTAGCTATTTCGACTGGAACACGCCCGATGGCGTCTACATCGCGGAATACTACAAGGTCGAAGAAGTGCGCGAGAATGTTCGCACCTTCGTCGATCCTGATGGCCAGACGGTCAAGTATACCGACGATGAACTAGACGACATGGGCGAAAAGATCATCGGTGACGATGTGGAGAGCGACCAATCCGCCATTGATGCGGCTCTGGCCGATCTAGCTGGGAAGGGGGTGATCGAGGTCAAGGCGCGCAAGATCAAGCGCCGCAAGGTCCGCAAGTACATCCTAAACGGCGCACGCATCCTTGAGGATTGCGGCCACATCGCGGGCAAGAACATTCCGATCATCCCGGTCTACGGCAAGCGCTGGTTTGTTGACAACATCGAGCGCTGCATGGGTATCGTGCGCTTGGCGAAAGATGCGCAGCGCATTTACAACATGATGATTAGCCTTCTGGCTGACATCGCGGCCATCTCGCCCACCCGTAAGCCTATCTTTGCCAGCGAGCAGATTGCAGGCTTGCAGCAGGAATGGTCTGAGGCGAACATCAAGAACCTGCCGTTTCTTCGCGTCAACTCCATGATCCAGCCCGATGGCAGCATGGCCCCCGCTGGCCCGGTTGGCTACATCGAGGCCCCCGACATTCCGCAGGCGCTCGCGGCGCTGATTACCCAGTGCGGCGCGGACATGAACGAGATTCTCGGCATGAACCAAGGCGCGGAGCAGGTGGTGTCCAACATCTCCGGTAAGGCCGTCGAGATGATCCAGCAGCGCCTCGACATGCAGTCGTTCATCTACATGAGCAACTTTGCCAAGAGCATGAGGCGCTGCGGCGAGATTTGGCTTTCGATGGCCAAGGAGATTTACGTCGAGGAAGGCCGCGCGATGAAGAGCGTGGGCGAGCGCGGCGACATTTCCAGCGTGGAGCTTGCCAAGCCGGTCCTCGATGAAACCGGCAAGGAAGTCCTCAAGAACGATCTAGGCGCGGCAGACTTGGATGTTGTGTCCGACGTTGGGCCGTCCTTCACCTCGCGCCGCGATGCAATGGTGCGTGCGCTGTCTGGCCTTCTGCCGATGGCGCAAGACCCTCAGGATGCCAAGGTGCTGACTGCGCTGATCCTCATGAACGTCGAGGGCGAAGGCCTTGGCGATGTCAACAACTACTACCGCAAGCAGCTTGTCGGCATGGGCGTGATCGAGCCGAACGAGGAAGAGCGTGCGCAGATGGAAGCGGCGGCTCAGGAGCAGGGCCAGCCCGATCCTAACGCGGTGTACCTTGCAGCAGCGGCTGAAAAGGAACAGGCACTGGCTGGCAAGGCGCAGGCTGACACAGAGCTAACGCTTGCAAAGGTTGAGGAGACGCGGGCCGATACCGCCAAGACGATGGCAGAGCTAGGCACGCAACTAGGCGCTTAGGAGGGCGCAAGGCATGGACGAAGAGCAAGAGGTAATCGAACAGACCATTGAAACCGTCGAGGAGCCGCAGCCGGTTGAGGAGGATGGCCCGCTAGTCGTCCAGATCGGTGACGAAGAGCCGGACGGTGAAGTCTCTGAGGACGAAGTTGCCAAGGCCCCGGCATGGGTTCAGGAACTTCGCAAGCGTGACCGGGAGCGCGAAAAAGAGAAGCGCGAGCTTCAGCGCCGAGTCAAGGAACTTGAGGCCGCAAGCGCACCTGCACCAGATGCTCCTAAGCTTGGCGCAAAGCCTACGCTTGAAGGCTGCGACTATGACGAAGGCGCATTTGAGAGCGCGCTAGAGGCATGGTACCAGGACAAGGCCAAGGTCGAGGCATCGCAGCGTGAGGCAGAGGAAGCGCAGCGCGCGGCCAACCAGGCATGGGAAGCCAAGGTTGCGAGCTATCAGGAAGCCAAGGCCAAGCTGCCGGTGCCTGATTACGATGATGCCGAAGCCTTCGTTCAAGACACTTTCGACACTACGCAGCAAGGTCTGCTTATCAAGGTGGCCAAGGACGCGCCTACGCTGGTCTACGCATTGGGCAAGAACCCGGCCAAGGCGGCTGCACTGGCGGGCATCAAGGATTACGCCGAGTTTGTGGCGGAAGCCGTTCGACTGGAGATGAGCGTGAAAGCAACCCGCAAGCCTGCATCAAGCCCGGAACGTCCAGTCAACGTAGCTACTGGCACTGGTGTTGTCAGCACGGACAACACGCTGGAGCGGTTGCGCGAGGAAGCCGCCAAGACCGGCGACTTCTCCAAGGTGATGGCCTACAAACGGAGCAAGGCAGCATGACAACGCTCTGGCTCGCAATCATGAGTATCACCTGCCTCATCATCGCCAACGACGACAGCTACTGGCGGTAGTTGCATATAGGGCGGTTGTGTGATAGCATCCGCCCTATCAGCCTTCGCGCGGCTATAAAAGCGCAGTCCATGGTTGCCGCCTGACCGCATAGGCGAGTTCTGAACCGGGCTTAAAGCCTATTTCCGTTCTCGGCATATGTGGAGGTTC